ATTGCTTGTCTAGATCTTTGATATGCTTGTTCTTCAGCTTGTTTGGCCAAAGCATATTGGTTCAAAAGAGTCTCTTGTTTTTGTTGTTGAAGTGCATTAATTTTNGTAAAACTTTCATTAAACATCTTCCAATCACTCTCTAATGCTGCACTTTTAGCTTGTCCAATTAGTCCTTGTCTTTGTACTTCAATGCTATTAAGTCTAGCTAAACCTTCACTCTCTTCTTTACCTAGGATAGAAGATTGAATTTCAGGTGCATACCTAGCACGACCAGAACGAAACCCCAACTTTGTTTGTCCACCTAATCTAGCTTGGTTTAGTACTTTTTGTTCCCGAAGACGAGAATTCATCGAATCATTGATGTTATTAATAATTCCCGTTAGCTGTGCATCAGCAAATTCCTTCATCTTTTCATATTGATCCTGTACGGTCTGAATCTGTTGTTCTTGAAGAGCGTTGGTGTTTTGAAACATTGTTTTAACCTCATCAGGAAGATCTGCAGATGGAGAACTGATTGGTTGTTGTTTAGGCTGGATAGGTGCTTGAACTAAAGGCTCTTTCACTTTTGGGGTGCTAATTTGAGCGGGGTTAAGATCTTGTTTAGGTAGTCCAATGATTTCATACCCACCTGCTTTATATCCTTCAGCCTCGTCAGCACTAATATCAACATCAATAAACTTCCCAGTTCCAAACTGTTGCTGTTCTTCAGCGGTTGCTAATTTTCTTGCTTTCAACGTTGCCATAATTATTGTAGGTTAAAGCCTGTTAATTGCTCCAACATTTGTAAGTTCTTTTGTGTCTTTTCTATTAACTTGTCTGGTGTGATCACAGTTACCTCCTCTTTTAAAGGAGTAAAACCTGGAGCTTGGAGCTGGTTAATTATTAGTTCTGGTTGGTCTATTTGCATATAAGTAGGGTTAATCTTTATATGCCCCACCAAGATGATGGGGCTTAAAAGGTTAAGCTTTAATTGTTTGAACAATGACGTTTCTTACTGTAATTGTATTTGTTGCTGAAGTGCCTGAAGAATCTATTGTTATATCTAGTGTAAGAGCCCCTGTGCTATCTTCTGCTGCAGTTCCAGACGCATAACCATGTAAGCGATGGGAAGCATTCGCAGTTGTTTCTGCCTCTGGATCGACAATATTTGCCCTAATTGAACCTGACTGTGCACTTGTACCCCCATCTCCGAAAAGCTTAGCAATAATCCTACCTGATGTCGTAGTAATATTAGCAGCCCCAACTGTTAGATTAAATGTTGCAACAGTAGTACTCCCATACTTTAGTCTAAAAGTTTGAGTATCCCCTGATAAAGCTCCATAACTGCTTACATCCATATCTACCATCACAGCATTAGCGGAGCCTAGAGTGTTGGCTGGGATACTTACAGAATACAGACTAGTCTCTGAGGCTGTATTTGCAACTGTAGTCGCAGTTGAATCAGAATCAATTAGATCCCCCCCAGCAGTAGCCCATTCTGGAGCTGTTGCTCCACTATTTACTGTATAGACTTGCCCAGCAGTCCCAATTGGTAATCTAGTCAAATCTGCCCCATCAGAGTAAACAGTATCTCCTGCTATCGTAAGATTTAGAAATTCATCAGCAATATCACCGCTAGCATTGGCTCTGATTAATTTACTCGCTGAGCTAGTTGCGCTCGTATCATCATTTGTAACGAATTTATTACTTGTACTTGGTGTTCCACTAGTCCCTGCCATAGCAGCCTTTTCATCAGCAGTAGCAACAGATTTATAATATGAAGGAGTAAAATCAACCTCTGTGGCAGATACCGCTTGTCCTACTTGAACACTTTTTGTACCCGCAGAATTAGATAAAGTACCAGCAGTATCAGAAATAAACACAGCATCCCCTGCTGAGAAGCCACTCTGTGCATTGTCCCTACCTGATAGTAGAACTCCTCCAGTAATAGCATTACCATCTGTTCCTGCACCTTGAGCAATACCTAATTGAACATTCTCACTTGTAGCTGTAGCACTAGCATCAGCTAGCTTCCATTCATTATCAGTTTCATCAAGGTATACACAGTCTCCATCAGTAATAGTTGCACCTGCAGTAGCAGCTACTACAATACGATTAATACTTACTGGAGTTCCACCAGCAGTATCGTCTACGTACTTTTTGGTGGCTAGCTGTTCATCATCAGTTGGTGCCGCTACAGCACTATCCATTTTTGGATATTGTGGGTTTGTAAAAGTCCACGTACCTGTAACTGTCTCGTCATTATCCTTAGCACCAAGTTCATTATAGAATGGAGCTGAATTAGAGATCCTGAATAGACTGTTTCCTGCATGGGATTTTTGCAATGCAGCGACATTAGTATAGGGTGCAGCGAAGTCTAATCCCCGAGTTACACCAGTAAGTGTTGCCGTCCCATCTCCATTTTGGGTTATTCCTGTAAAAGAAATGTTTTCTTCTCTTGCAGTACCTGGCTCTAAAACACCGTATCCTGTGTCCCCAAAATCAGCCATGACAACTGTATCGTTACTAACGGCAAATTTCATCGACTTAAGTACTATTGTTGTATCTGTTGTTGAGATACCTGATCCAGCCAAGAATAAATCTTGTAGCTGAACGAATTGGTGGAAGTCTGCGCACATACGTTATATAATGTTGTTATTAATTATTAATTTATTTTTATGGCTCAACCGCCAGTAAAACTTAAGTGTAAAACATGTAAAACAACCTTTGATTGCCCCTACAATAAACGAAACGAAAGGAAAAATTGCTCTAAACAGTGTGCAATCGATTCGAGAAAAAATAGCATAACTAAGAATTGTATTATCTGTACCAAGGTTTTTAAAATTCCGAAATCCAGAGAAAAAAGAAAATACAAAATAAGGTGTTGCTCTAAAGAGTGTGGTTGGAAACGGGAAAGACGAAGAAAGTATTTTCCTTGTGAACACTGTGGTAAAAAAATTTTTGCGAAATTGTCTGCCTTTGCGATTGGTAACCCACGCTTTTGTTCTAAAACCTGTTTTGGTAAAAAAAACAGAAATGAGAATAATTACATTTGGAAAGGTGATGATGCCTCTTACAACGTAAAACACAAATGGGTAAGATACCACTTTGGCTCTGCTAATCATTGCGAAGATTGTGGCCTTGACACCTTGCCACAAAGCAAGAAAAGGTTTTTTGATTGGGCTAACATTAGCGGAGAATACCTGAGAATCAGAGAAGACTGGAGACAGCTTTGTAAACCTTGTCATAAATTGTTCGATGCTAAATAGCATATATCGCTAAGTTAAGTTATTTTTTAATGTCTACTGGTTTATTAGTTGAAAGTGTAACGTCGCTACCAAAGGCAATTATTTCCCATTGAAAATCAATATCATTCGTACTAAATTCATAGAGTTCTTCATAGAAGTCTTGCCGTTGTTCAGTATGAATTACTCTAAATTTACTGACTTCTGACTGAGCATTTCCTCCTCCGAGAGGTTGTTTACCCAAGCTTTGTTTACCAAGAGCCCCACCAATATTAGAAGTAAAAATAATATTCGCATCATCACCTTCAATCGTTTCTGTGGATGTTGCAGTGTAACCTTCATAATCCAATAGAACTTTACGAGTTAATTCTGTACTTGTACCGATATACCCTTCCAAGTATGTTTCGGTATGAGATTTCAGACTCACACGATCTCCATAGTTCATATAGCTAAACCGTGCTATTGCATTGATTGCATTATCATTGTCGTTATATCCTTGAAAAAGCTTATATGTCTCAGGGACTACGTTACTATGTAAACATAGATCAGAGCCTATAATAGCTAGTCTCCCTGCTGGCATATCCCATGGTGCTTCCCAAAAACCTTTTTCTACATTGTAAACAAGCAACTTGGATTCTTCAGGAACAGCAATGTACAAATTATTTTTGTAGTACTTCACATGAGCCCCAGTAAAATTGTAACTATCAAAATCAGCTTTGATTCGATCACTTATCGGTTTGGATTGAGGAGTATTTACATCCTGCACTCGCCCTAAAAAGTCCAATGTGGGCTCATTACTAATGAACACAGTAAAGTTTTTGATCTTCCCTATTGCAGACTGACTGACAGCACCTTGTAATGGACTGTTTTTTAGAGGAACAATATTTAGATTCTCTTTAGTAAGATCAGCCGAAAGTACAAACTTTGTTTGATACCAGAAATCTTTACCAGCACTTATTCGAAGAAACTTCTCCCCATCACCATCAGTAGAGACATCAAAGCCCACAGGAGGAGCATCAAGTGTAAGAAGGGCTCCTTCTCCAGGAAGGCGAGGGCTACTAAAAGTGTAATCTGTATAATCATCGTTAGCAGATACATAAATTTGTCTACTATTTAATGACCCCACAAATACTTGGTTATCTAGTACTTCAACAAGATCATTTTCTACGCCGCTAGCAGGTGAATTTGAGTTAGTCCTAAATTGTTGTACAGCAATATCACCATCAACAACCCCACCAACAGATGGATCAGGAGTAACCCCTGTGAGGGTATCTGTAGTTTCTCCACCTGTGTATGTATAAGCTGTTCCCCCAATGACGACTCTTCGCGTACCACTGGTAAAGAAGCCCCTTGCTGACCAAGAAGCAGAACCTTCTTTAGTAATAGTATTTGCAGTTACACTTGCAATCTCAGCAATACCACCAGACCATTCATAAACATTTGCATCACCATTAACAAAAAGTAAGGTATCATCAGATTCGGTAGAGTTATAAATCGGTGCAAAGTTGAAATCTACTGCTGACCAACTGTCGGCAACTCTTATCCAATCATCAGTACCAGTCCAAGATCCTGTTTCTCCAATGTCAGAGCTAAAGAATACTTCTAATTCATCATCATAAGATCTTAATGCAAGTTGTCCTATACGGAGCTTCTGCCACTCATAACTTGCTTCAATGGGGTTGAGTGTTGCATTAGCCGAGCCAAGTAAGGAGTAGCCCTTTCTAATTGCCACAGTGTCACCGTCTGTACTAACCACGTTCTTACTCCCTGTAACCAAAATACCTGGCTGCTGGTTAGTAACCTCTTTTTTGTTTTCGTATCCAATAAATTGGCTAACTACCTGGTATTTACTCATATTATGGTAAGAATTTAGCTGGTGAGCGTCTATTTAAACTGTAGTATGTACTTCTTGGTCTTATTGCTTCAGATAAGTACTGTTGTTTATATCTTCTTTTGGCTTTTTCATACTGTTGTTGAAAGTACTGAACATCTGCAGAACCACCCTGTTCTTGAATTTGTTGTGCTGCCATTTCTGCAGCTTTGTAGATAAAAATATTTGCTGAGTATCCTTCTAGCATAAGATTATCATCATCAGAACTAGTAGATTCAATATAAGAACCAGATGAATTTTGGAAGATTCGGTCAGAGTAATAATCTATTTCGAAAAGTTCACCTGTACTAAATGTAATGTTGTCTAATCTAATATCAGTGTCAGCAGTACCGTCATAGGTTACTGTAAACCGTAAATAATTCACTGAACTTGAAGTTGGACTTGCTGTCTGCGTTGCACCATTCCAATCAAAACGAACTAAATTCCAACCATCTTTAAATGACTCAAAATGTCCACTTGTCACAGTATCACTCCAATAATTTGTACTATCATCACCCCATCTAAGAATTAGATTAGTAACTGCAGACCCACTTGGAAGAAAAACCCAAGTAAAGAACGATCCAATATCTTCACCATCAGAAAGATCCACGGCTGTAATTGAACTACTCTCAATATACCCTGCAGTTGTAGCCCCACTAAGATCAAAATTTAATGAACCATCACCAGATATATAGTTATTGCCATCTTTTGTTAAATTAGTTGCATCACTCCCTACTGCCCAACCAGTTGTAGCATTTAGCGCATCTACAAGGATAGTATTTCCTACTTGCTTTGCAATCCTAAGAGTTTTAGTGCCATTTACATACTGAACACTAAATGTGTTGTCTACCTTAACAAGGTCAAACCCTACAGATTGAGATTGTGAAAATCTGTCTGTCCCACTTCTTCTTACTTGTTTTCTAATATCTAGGACTTTATCCATCTTTAGATCCGAAGGTGCTGAGTAGTCATACACCTTGTCATAAATTGTCGTTGCTGTTGTTGTTCGGCGCTTGGTCTCTTCAAAATCTATATCATGCAACACTTCACGAGCAGTACGGTTTAGGAGGTTAGTAATGTTAGCCACCTTTCCTGTATCTGTGATATGAAGCATTCCAGCTAGATTTGATTTTACGTTTGTTAGTGAAATAGGCATAAATCAATATTATATTCCCTCTGAGCGTGAAGTATCACGCCCAAGGAGACACAAAATGTATCAAGACCTCCCAAAGCGCATTCTTAGGCCGAAGGCCGTACTACGTGTACCCGTAGAGCCATCGGGAACCCGTCAAAAGGAAGTCATTTTTTTTCTAAGTAAAGCTGAAACAAAGCTCTTATCCCTGTTCTTATTGCGACAAAAAGGATACCAAACCACGATCCATCTTTTATGGTCTCTATTGTAATATCATCTAGATGCATCAAAATTTCTGTTGCAAAACCTGCAATAAAAGTCATCAAAGCACTGCGTAGATAGTCTTTCCACTCTTCTTTTAAGAATTTCATATTTCTTTCCCATTTAAGAATACTCTTTTCCTTGTAAACTCTGCTCTTATATACTTCACACCATCTCGGAAGTACGGCATTGGGTTTATTCTCTTCCCTTTTTTCCTTAACTCAATGTGTAGGTGGGCCCCTGTTGTAAATCTACCAGTGTTACCTGCCCAACCTATAATAGTCCCCGCTTTTACAAAATCTTTCCCTCTTTTTGTCTCCCAAGTGCTCGTTTTGCCATCACTCTTCCAAATTCTTAGTTCATCTAAATGGAAGTAAAACGATTCAAAATCTCCAGACTTAATTTTCATGTAAATACCTTTTCTTTTGTTATCATTATGTCCTGAAACTATATAACCATCGTGCATTGCTTTAATCGGGATCAATCCGTTCTCCTCAGGCTTTTCCCTCTTTGCTCGGGTGTAACCCTTTAGGTTATGATATATCCACTTAATTGGTCCTTTTGTACGGATATCTATCCCTTGATGCCCTTTAGGGCCATAAAAGAGTGCATTCCTATTTTCACCAAATAATTGATTTACAGTACAGGTATCTCCCTTGGTTAAAAATTTTCGAGGAATAGGGCAAATTAATGAAAAAACTTTTTTAGCCATACTAAGCTAGTCGTTTACTTGAATTATATATTTTCTTTTTAGGTTTTTTTTTCTTTTTCTTTTTATAAATCTTTATTTTTCCTGTTTTTTTGTTACGAATTTTTTTAATCATATTGTTCAACTAATTCTAAATTTCTTAATTCTTCTACAACCTGTGCTATATCAACCTGCGCAGTATCGGAACTTCTTTCAGACAAATCAATTACTTTTGTTCTTTCTAAGACCAAAAGTACAAGCGCTCCAACAATTAATAAAAGCGTTCCCACAATGCCCCTCACCATCCACTCTCTCCAGCGCTCAATGCTGTTCTTAGTGGCAATCCTATGACTATGATATTCCTCATACACTCGGTTGAAGTTGGCCGTGAGCATTTCATTAGTTTTTTCATTATTAAGCCCACGTTCTTCATTTTTGCCAATTCGGCCGTTCATTATAACTAATTGTTTATTTATTGCTTTAAGTTGCTCTAGCACCGTAGTGTCATTCTTGACTGATCCTAGGTGAAATTGATGGATCTCTTTTAATTCGTCATCAATTTTGTTCATAATATCCGCTCTGAGCTTGTGCAACTCACGTGCTGTTTCGTCACTCATTGTATTGTGATTACCTTTAGGGTTTTTCCTAAAATAGGTTTCATGTTCCCTGTCTGGATTCATATCTATTCAGATAAACTCGTCAGTTGAGAATGTATATGATCGCGTACTTCAACCAAGGTATTAAAATATGAAACGTCATCATCTGAACCATCATTAAATTGAAATAAAACCAAATAATCACCTTGAGTTTTTCCTTTTTGAGGTGTGACTTTTAATGTTTCTAACATATATAAAAATTATTTATAAAACTAAAATACTTGCAGACTTTAAAACAGCCACAGATCCAGTAGAGCCTTGACCAATCCAAAATCTAACAAGACCTGGACTACTACCTGTTGTCGTAAAGTCTGAATATTCTTTAACACATCTTGAATCTATCGTGTCATCGATAGTCCAGCATTGTGTACAGTCATCATCACTTGATGCTGCTTCATATGCAGCCATATCTATCTCCCAAAAAACTGGATCGTAGTCGCTATTAACGTTTAGTACGCCTGCATGATCGCTACCCATACTATTATATGTTGTGGCAAGACCAATATCATTAGCTGTATTTGCAGCACCGAAACTAAGAGCACCACGACGCCCATTCGTTGGGATAGATCTCACCACGAGTGATCCACCAGAAATATCCCCTGTACCTGTTTGTTTCGCTCTTACGACAATCCCCAATCTATCGTTATTATGAGCAGTGTTTAACTGACCGCAATGAATTGCCACTGATCCAGATGAAGACCTAGTAATTTGTACACCATCTGCAACATCAGCCACCTTGTCTCCATCTGGATCAGTTTCCGTAAAACCAGCAGCTGTGATAGCTGCCCTACTTAATGTAGGGGCTAAATGTAAATTTTCATCATCAGTATTAGTGGCAATAGTTTGACTTTCTTTCCACCAATGAGCGGGAATCCACATTGAAATAGGTTGTGAGTATTTCCAATAAGCACCGTTCACTGTAGTAACACCCAAATCTCCATCTGACGCAGAAGAAGAAAGTAAACTATAATTTGACACTGAATCTATAGTAACCCCTCCAGAAGTTGGTGGTCTAAATGCCATAATTTTATTAATTAGATTTTTTAATTACCCCCCTTTTGCGTTATTAATTCTTTCGTTATGTTGTTATTTTTTACTTTCTAAGAGTTTTCAACTGACCAAATATCTCAATCTTTTTGTTTGCCAAACTTGTGTACATTTGTTCATAACTCTTATTAAATACCGAGCTAAACGCAACTGTCACCAACTCTCCTGGCAACCCCGTTGCTTTTACATATTCTGGATTTGCAGGCATATCATCTGGATTTTCATAGCTTTGTCTGGCAACGCGAATTGCCTTGACTACACCTTGACCACCGTTTGTCATAGACCGTTGGTTTTTAAATATTTTGAGGACCACAGACCCTGTTCTGTCACGTTTTAAATGTATTTCATCAATCACTACAATCGCATCTGTTAACTCTTCTTCAGCATCAAGTGGGTTTTTAATGTTTACTTTCAACATATCTATACACTTATTTGAAAAAATTCGAATGCCCCATCAACAATAGTGTTTGTTGCGGATACTTGCCCAGCTTCAAATCGTCCTTTTTGACGTGATCGAACACTTACTGATCCCGCAGAATTTGTCCCTGACTGCAATCTCCCCATACCGTCCGCAACGGTTAGTGTTGCAGAATTTTCAGAAATATCGACCCATTGGTCTGTATTTAGAGACGTACCAGGGAAGTTAGCTTTAAACACTGGAATTGTTGGTCCAGCCTTAAGTACACCAAAATGAGACACATGGGCCTTATGATCCGAAGAATAATCCGTTGGATTCGTGTTTCTAGCAAAATTGTCTGGGGTTCTATTAACTGGCATATTATGTTACTTCTAGTCCGTAGGCTGTGAAAGTTAAAGCGTCGGCAGTGTCAGTTCTAACAGCTAAGTTGCCTGTTGAATCGTTCATGGATATCTTTATTTCTACCGTGTCAGTAGAATCTGCTGATAGTGATATATCCCAAAAAAGGGCAGTCGTTTCGTCGTATGTAGTACCATTATCATCATGAAATATTCTGTACTTTGCGCTTGATACAGATGTATTACACACAACAACCGTATAAATATTAGTCTGAGTACTCGCAGCAGGAGAATACAAACTCGCAGCAGTAGTGTTTGCTGGTCGAAGCTGTCCCAATTGTTTAATCGTATTTGTTGCCATATTATGAAAATGCTAGAGCTGAGAGTAATGGATTAAATCCATCTACAAATGATTGCCCTGCTGAACTAACATTTATGTCTCCACTTGTTGTTGTTGCTAATGTAAGATCTTGGCTATCCCAAGTAATGCCTGTATTAGCAGTAGAAAGTGGCATCCACACTTCAGTAGTTGTATTATCCAAACAAGGAACCGAAAAATTATTTTCTATATATGAGCCTTGAAAATCGAAAGCATACGTATCATCGGCCTGTACACCAAGGTCTGTAAACGTTATTGCTTTATAAGTAGGAAATGTCCCACCACCAGCCTTAAAATGGGCAAAGTTAATACCTTGTCCCTGTGTGATGTTGGCTCCACCACTGTTAAAGATCGTTGATTGAAGGGCTTTAACTCCCGTTGTTCCACCACTTCCTGTAGCTTCTCCTTGCATGAAGAATCCTTGAACACCTGTTGATGAAGTCAACGTATCTGTGCCTATATATCTTGAAATGAACGCTCCACTCGTATACACAGAACTATCGTTAGCAGTAGTATCTGCTTGCATGATTACCTGACAAAGCTCAAATTGAGCGGAGGGATGATCTGTTCGAGTTGTATTAATTCTCACCTCACACTCATCCATGCGTACTTCTGGATCAGCTGTTGTGGTATCCACTGAAAATATCGTCTGTCCGCCAGTTGATCTGTTAACGCGAAAAGCATTAGCATCTTCCACGTCAATATCAAGGCCTCCTGTCAAAGGGTCATTTGTTGTGTTTAATTTTAAGTAAACTGCGTCTAAAGCAGCACTTGCTGCTCCTGACCCTTCATGGCTTGGCATAATTTATACTGTTATCCAAAAAACTTTCTGTGAAGCTACGGTTGCAATAAAATAAACCTTATCCGCATTATCTATTTCTACTTCTAGACTTTCGCCCGCCCCAAGCTGAAACCCATCTGTTGCTGCCGTAGTATTTGCTGTTACATCACTATTCCCTACATATATTGTTCCTGTGTTTGCACTATCTGCTTTAACCAAAACGCCCATTTTAGTTGGTATAGACGTAGTAGTAATCTGTACTGCACTTGTACCTACACTCGTACTTCCATGATCAAAATGGTTTTTTACTTCACTGGTATTAACTTTTTTATATCCACTATTCATAAATAATCCATGTAAGTAATTCTATTTGCGCTTCTAATTTATAAATGTCCTTTGTATGCTTTAAACGTTGCGCTCTCAACAATTTTTCCTCTAATTGTTCTTTCTTCTCATACAACTCTTTTTTCTCTTTGTAACAAATCCTTTTAATCTTTTTTCTCTTAGAGAGTTTAAATTTGATAGGCAAAATAAGTTTTTTTCTCAATTTGATCCACATATTACTCCGTAAAATTTAGCAAGTAGTCAAAATCTTCGTCTGCACTCGCGTTTTCAACAGTAAGCGTAAGGTTTCCGTATGCAGGAAGGCTCATATCGATATCGTTCATTTTGCCAACCTCGTCTTGCCGCTCATAAACGACACGATCATAAATATCAACCAACTTAATGTCATAACTTGTAGAAGATGTGGTTGGCTCTAGAAGAATTTGTTGTAAAACATTGAATCCCGCCGTTACATTGACCGATATTGTCCCCCCGTTTGTAGTAATTGTTCCTTGTTGCTTGTGAACTAACATACTTACGGTAATTAGTCAGATGCGGCAAACACCCAGGTTGTGAGAGACCCGTCCGTGTAGCTCGTTATCTCTACAGCAAATTGATTCAGTAAATCAGTATTAATTAAATATTGCCTTGTGTTATTAGCCACGGTGTCGTTATCAAGCGTAACACCAGTATCACCATCAATTACTGAGGAAGGATCTCTCAAGTCGTATACAGCTACATAGTCCCATATATTATCTACTGCTTGTGCTGAAGTTAAATCTACCTCCTCATTACTAAGAGCTGCCCCCTTAAATTTGAAAGTTAAACTTGAATTTGCAGCAGCGGAAACAGCAACAACAATATTTCGAAAATCCTTGACATCTACTACCGTGCTAGTTCCTGTCGATCCACCTGCATTAAAAATTCTTAGTTCACTTTTATGATTTCTTCTCATATTAAATTAATTATGTATAACTAAAACAAACGATTCCTACAGCTTCTCCTGCAGAATCTATTTCAACCGTCACCTGGTTGCCTGCGGTAACTGATGTATTTGAAAGGCTTGTCGCCCCAACAAGAGCCCCCGCACTCCCTATAGCAATGGTGGCAACCGTAGAGCCATTATTCTTAATAACAGCGTTTGCCGAACCATTAACAGATATGATAAACGCTGCCTCAATAGTTAAAGCTGCCGTCGCCCCCCCTGAAGGAAGTAAATTAACTGCCGTACCCGTAGAAGTACCTGCAGCGCAAAAGGGGTTTGTCCCTCCAGCCCCCACTAGATTTCCATCAGCATCAACATATGTAACTAGTGATCCACTAGAAGTAAGAATACTTAGTGGACCAGTGTGACTTGAACCTGCCATATTTCTTTAATTAATTATCTCTATAAGAAGCCCGAAGGCTTCCTAAGAAGTAACTAAGCGAGAGTTGCTGTTCCACCCATAAAGTGCCAAGCACCATTAGTGAAAAGAAGCCATGCAGAATCTCCAACATCATCAAAGGTAATAGTTGATCCATTTCCTAAGTTTGTAGGAGTTAGCGTACCAGCACCTGCATCTGTCTTCATTACAATAGCCTTCCACTGTCCTTCTGAACCATCTGCAAGTGTGAGAGCATTCGCACCCGTTGTTACAACATGTGTAATTGGGTTTGTAATGCTAACAGCACCAGCACCAGATAGTTCTTCGGCAGTAAGACCAAACTTGACCACACCTGAATTCAAACTAATAGTATCCCCTTCAGCATCACCAAGAGTGGTGTCACCAGAGGCTGTAATATTAGATGTTGTCAAAGGTGCATCAATGTTTCCATTCTCATCAACAAAAGTTACTTCTGTCCCACTGGAATCTCTGATTTTCAATGGGCCAGTAAAAGTACTTCCAGCCATAAATAATGGATTACAAATGTATTAATCCCCAAAGGGGAGAGGTGATTCTAGCCACCCAAAGCTCCAAACAATACCTATTAGGTAGTTCCGTTAGAAGCCACAAGACCTTCGTATGAGATAGGCCCTACGATTTCACGGTATTCAGCCTTATAGATGTAGTTGTTGTTAGCTTGATATTTGTAATCAACGATGTCAGTTACAACTTCTTGTCGAACCCAGCGGTATAGGCTGTGTTTTCGGCTCATCAAGAACCAAGCAGTGTCACTACCACCATTGTTAGCACCAAGGAAAGGAGATTGTTTCACTTGCATTCCTGGATAAACTTGTGAGAAGTAGTTAAGATCATTGTCAGCTGAAGCTGATCGGAGTTCTGACTTAGCAATGATTGTAGCTTCTTTAAAGAGAGCTGGTGGAACAACTAGACAGTGTGGAACGTAACCACCAAGAGTACCGTCTTGTGTGTGTTGCTCCATAAGAGAAACAACAAGTGTTTCAAGTGAAGTGTCGCTAAGGGCAGCAGTTTCAAGGTTATCTACAGTTTCTCCACTAAGAGTGGTGTGTGAGTTTGAAAACAAAGCAGCACCATCATTAGTAAGAGTTGTAGAGAAACCATTGTTAAGCACTTCGAAAGCGTTTTTATCACGTGAAAGTTGAGCGTTTCGTCCCATTCTTTCAACAAGACGAGTTACTACAGAATGTTGATCATCATCAAAGAATCTCTTTGAGATAGGCACAGATTGTGCATAACTAGCAACGTTGTAAGTGATTTGATTTCCAATTCGAGGTGTCTTTTCTGCAACATTTTGTTGCTCAGCACGTTCCTCGAAGTAACCTGGACCTTCAAACTGCTCAGTGATAATAGCAGCGCGGTCAGCAGAGTCCTGCATGAAAACGTAAGGGTCGAGAGCTGTAGCTACTCCAGGAGCAACTGGGTACTCGTATTCCCCATAAAACACAGCGTCAAGAGCGGTTTTCACGGCATTTGAACTCAATCCTGAGGTTAAAGCCATATAACATTAATTAACTTAGATTATTAGAGTGCACTATCAATGTGCATTGCAGCTGGTTTCACAGAAAAGCGAACCATTGTCAAGTCTGGATCACCACCAAGAATACGTAGGCCATGAACGTTATCGTCATGTCCTTCGTTTTCATCAACAGTGAATGTTCCACCTGTAAGGTCAAAAGCAACAGTATCCCCTACAAGGGCATCAATCTCAGATTGAGTGTCAAAATTAGTAGATGTAGTTGCTTTACATTCCAAAATAGAATTTGGAGCTGGTACGAACACCATAACTGAACCATCAGCAGTAGAAGTTTCAGTTGATTCTTCGGTAGCAATACCTACAAACTGGTCAGTCCCGATTTCTGGATCACCAGTTGCAAGCAAGATAACGAATGGAGAACCATCTGAAGCAAACTTCACAGGTTCACCTGCTTTAATCGTGGCAGAAGCACCTGAAGTAGTACGGTCATCTACAAGAAACTTTTGTACTGTTCCAGCGCCTTTTTCAACGATTTTTACATCATTAAGAGCCATATATAAACAAATTATTTAAGTGCCCCATACTTTTTAAGTAGTTCTTTATCAGCGGCGCTCCAGTTTTCTTTTCCTGGTTTAGGGCGTTTATGACCAGAAAACTCGGGACCACCAGCTGTATTTTGAGAAACCACAGCATCTTTCAATGTTTGTGCTTCTCTTTGGTATTTATCCTTGTCAGCCAAAGCAAGCGCTAATTCAACGTCTTGTTTATAATCACCTGTAGAGCGGATAACGTTCTCAAGATAATGTTCAACAATTTTCCGTTGATTGTCGCCTTTCGTGACTTTAGATAAATGTTCCTCTTTTTCTTTACGAGAAAGTTCTGCTTTGAACTGATTAAGTTCTTCACGGATAACAGACCGAATATCCTCAGCAGGATGCTTGTCTTCTTCCTGCGGAGTTTCTTTCTGTTTCTTTTTGAGTTTTACAATTGCTTTTTCAGCCTTTTCAAGCTGTTTCTTGTAATACTCCTCTGAGTCTTCTGTGGTTTGTTTAGAAGCGTTTTCCTCGCTCTCTGAAGTCTCTGCGTTTGTTTCTTCAGCGACAGCGGGCTGAGTAGTAGTTTCGTCTACTGGTGTTTCGACTGCCTGTTCTAGGTTTTCCATAAATGATTTATTACGGTCTCATCAGACCAAAGAAAAAACCCTGCTTAGTTAGCAGAGTTCTGTCATAGAGAGGAAAGAAATCACGCTAAACCCCTCGTGGACAGAGCTCTACGTCCAAGAGTGCGTGATTTTTTAGATTGTATTATTGCAGTGGTCTGTACACCTTTTTTTCCCTAGCTAGTTCTTCAATCATTTCTCTCATTTTAGCTAGTACCCATAATCCCATTTGGTTTTTTTCTATCTCTTCTTTTGTGTTTGATTCAAAATATATTTTTGCTTGTATTTGTTTACTCATTTGTTCCTCTAACCAATCATACACCTCTAGAGACTTCAATGCTTTCGCCTCTGCCTTATACTTCCTTTTCTCTTGATCATTTAAACTTTTAAACCCTTTCTTTAATTCAGCTAAATTTACTGTTCTAAACAAGGATTTCATTATCTGGTCAAATAACCATTGCTGTCTTTTTGTGGCTTTACCTGCTGCTATCTTTTCTATCTCTTCTTGTATTTGTTTTCTTGTTGGCCTTTTCATACTGCTGGTGCATTTTGCAATTCTTCAGCTATATTCTTTTGTTTCTTTAACAGTTTTTCTTCTTCACCTGGGAGGAAGTGTTTGATAAATGCTCTCGTGTTTTCTTCCTGATTAATGAATGGATTTTGGATTGTTCTATCGTAGAATGCTACTCGCTTCTCTAGCTCTATCTGCCTACTTGTGAAGTTTGGTTCCACTTTTACTAAGTATTTCATTCTCTTAAATGCATCTGGATTCACTTGCGATATTGTCTGGGTTTGTACAAGCTTTCCACCTTTATTTTGAGTTGATCTATTTAACAATTCAAGCTGTGCAGCTTGTAGTTCTTCTTCACTTTCAGGAAATTGATTTGTAAACTCAATTCTTCTGTCCATCGTCTCACCTTTCACATTGCGATCTTTCATCATAATACTCGCAAAACTCACCCGAGCATCGTCCCCAGAAACTTCCATCACTTCAGTGAAAGGCATATGTTGAGTGACAGACCCAACAAGTAATCTTCCAATATCTCTAATAAGAAAACTAATCCTCTTTCCAAATAATCCAAGCTTAATAGCTGCATTCTGTTCAATCCTTGCAATTTCAAACTTTGTTCTATCTCCTGGCAACGGAGCTCCACCAGCTAACTCACTAGCCGAGACCTCAGTACCTTCACTCTCTAATTGAGATAATACTGAAAGACCAGCATTTAAATTTGTCCCTTGTTGAATAGGGCTAACTTGAGTATCTGGACCAAATGGATGGACAGAACCAGGGATAAACACTGAATTATCAATATTTTCTTCACCATAAACAGCTAAAGGTGGCATTAAGGAGAGATACGTACCATCAATAATCATTCGATGCATAATGTCTAGTTCGTCCTGAATACCTTTGAGATTCTGCACGAGAGGCTTAAAGTAGAAGAATCTACTACTAATACGTTCGTACCCATTAAAAGCAAAAGGGTACATCTTATCTTTTCTTTGCATTGGTCGTTCTGGGTCGCCATGAACAAGAACACCACCTACCAATACAAGCTCAAGATCAGCGCTTCTATTGTAATAAACATCCTCTGTTACAAGTCTATTTTGAAGATTATCATCGTAACGATCAAAGAAAGTGTCCTCTTTGTCTGCATAGCCCACTCTTACTCCAGGAACCACATACTTAAAGTCTTCAAGATGCCCGTACTTAACCTCTGCCTCTGAATAATCAATGATACGACTATAAACAATAAAAGGCTGCTTTTGCAGATCAGATTCGTAAATGTTTGCAATATAAAAATCTTCAATAGGGACATGCATAAGTTTAAACCCACTATAAATCTCGTCTACCACCTCTTTAATCGTATAATCCCCATTATCTAGTATTTCTTTAACTTTTCTCTTAACTTGGGAAAATCCTTGATAAATACACTCTCCAGGATATACCGCCATGTTTGTGGCAATATCAATAAATTTCTCTGAGTAATTATCTTGTTCAAGTACATATTCGATAACATCTTTCATTACTTCTGCCATTTCACGGTCTTCTTCATTATCCCTATTTTGAGCAATAATACTTGGGAAAAGAATAGACTGTGTTACTTGAGCGACAATATTCCTTACTTTATTTCTAGTAAAGGGCTTTACAATATTTGACTTCCAACTATCAGAGGGATCATCCTCTCCACTAGGAGTATTTTCATTAAATCTAACTTGGCATTCATTAACATAATCAATCAAATCCAAGTTATCAAATTCCTCATAAGTGTTATTTCTTACGTTATCTGCAATACCATAATCACGCATTACTTCTGCAATGCGTTCTTTGATAGCTTCTGAAGGATTATATTGACTATAACTCTTCTCAACTAATTTCCCTTTTTTATCCCTAAGGGGTTCAATAAATAAATCCATAGTTATCTTCGTAAATATCCGCCTTTATGTTGTGGAATAAATGATTGTCTAAATTTATTAACGGGTTTTAATTCAAAGTACATTCTCATAATAAAACAATCTGCTATATCTGGTGACCTTCCAAGTGAATCTTTCATTAAATCTTTCCCTATAAGAGCCAATTTCCCATCTTTGTCTGGGTTCTTTCTCTTAAGCTGCTCTAACTCTTGGACAAGCAACTCTTTGATCGTCTCATCTTTGATCGTAACCGCAATTTGATGGTTGTTGATAGCATCAGCCAGTTTAAATGCACATTGACTTTTAAGGTTCTGATAATTCGGTTTGTATCCTGTTTTAGGATTATCATATTGTGTTTGGATTGCACTTCTATTAGCTACGAACCCTTTAATACCTTGTAAACGATCTACAACTCCACCACCTACTCCATCTTCATCCACCAGTATCTGACTAAATGGGATTCTATTGTAGAGTGCTAACTCTTTTATTTCTTCTACTACTTGCTCTATAGAACTTTTATCTAAAGTTTTTATCTTGTAGCACTCCATCCCATCCCATAGTGTAAACACTGTTTTATCTTTACCAAATCTAGCTACATCAACTATTAGATACTTTTGCCCTGGGTCAATATGGTTTGTAAACATGTCTTGGATTGCTTCATACTCTACAATCTTTGCTGGATCATCATCATATTCCCAGTTACCGAGCATGAGCCTTTGTTTTGTTGCACTGTCTTTAATCTCAGAGAGTGATTCACCATATTCCTTAGCAGTGTATGGATTATCTGTATAAAGACTCTGAATAAAATGCCAACCCTCAGCCAATCTTTTTTCTCTATAGGGTTTATAAACCTCTCGGTATAACCACCCCTTAGAAGGGTTACAGGTCAGGAATATCTTCGGGAGAAGTTTAAACTCTTTATTCTTATGACGACCAATACGAGATTTAAGAACATCAAATGCAAGGAAATCAACTTCAGAGGCTTCTTCAATCCATCCTC